CTTTTGTGGTCCAAAAAAGTAAAACACGAAGTGCTCAATATAGAATTCGAACGACGTGACAGAGACAACATTGTAAATATGTATACGTTGAACTCTGACGCGCCGGGGTATTCGCATAAATTGAGTGTCTACATGCAGTGGGTGCATGCGTGTTTGAATCGAGTTAGCCTGGTGTGGGATGCTATTGATTGCATCGGTCCTTATAAATATTTCAGGCTTTATTTTAATCCCACGCAAATGATCCTGCCTTATAACATCAGGTCAGATGTAGATGATAAATACACAATTTTCCACCCTCTGAAGTATCTAACGAGGAGAGTTTACGTGTGGCAAGATGTAAGCAAGAAACCGCTGATGCAACTTATTGATTATTGCATGCGTATGAAAGCTGATTCTTTTGATCCGGCAAATTTGTACGCGTATGCTGCGTCCATGAAGTATAAGTTGGTTGTGGGTTCGAGGACTATCCATCAGCCTTGGAATGCGACTCCTAGGGAGATGAAATTTGCGGTGTTGTTTGCGATGTGCTACGCCACTTTAAACAGAGGCGAAGTATATACAGCACTGACACAATTCATCAAGTTGAGCAAAGAGGGTTCGATCACCAGCTTTGGTTTCGCGGAAATGTTCGGCCGATTTACAGATTGGATTACTTTGAAACATTCTCGGGACCTTAAAGCGAAGATGGAAGACATCCTTTTCAGTGAAAAAGAAAAGAAGGTGATGTATCGCTATGACCCGACTGCTAAAGCCTTTAAATTGATTCGCAAGGTGTGTGGAGAGGAATTCGTATGTGAATATTTGTTCAAGCCTCCCATTCATCCGTTCCATGAAGTCGTGGAAGTTAAAGGTAGCGTGATTGAAACGAGAGAAGTGGCCGTCCGTGATAAAACGGAAGACAAGGAAAAAGAACGTTCTTTGCATTATGTGCCCGTTCCAGCGCTCCCTGAGAGTTCGGGAAAGGTGGCCACTGTCGAAAGTTTGACGGAGGACTTCCGCAGTTACGTTCAGGACCTGAAATTAAAGTCACAGAACCCAGCTAATGTGTTCAAAGACTTGCACACTAAAGTGGTGCAAGCACTTGAAAAGGTTGTACCTGCTCGTGAA